GTGCTAGTCACTTCCTAGGCAAGTTTGCATGTACTGGCTTGACCACTTGTATCGTTTATTAAGTACTTGATGATCAATATCCCCATTTGTTTAATTAATTGAAATAAATTTACGCCATGATATCTGTATCTAACCTAGCTAAAATAAAAATTTTGTATTTCGTTATGTTTATTTTATGCAACTTGCCTGAGTATCAGGTAGGTCACACCCATGTGTGTGATGGTAAGATGCTTTCTCGAGGAATTCCTATGGATAGGGTTCACTTGAAAGGTGTGAGACACAGCTCCAACTCTCCCCGCGGTTTATCCGCGCTTTCTTCCGTATTGTCTGGAGACCGATTTGTTTACGGTCTCTCTAAAAAATCCCTTCATTTTATCCAGCGCCTTGCCTCTGGTTTCCCTTCCCCCCCCACCCGTGTGCCTGAGTTTGTACCTGGCTATATTTCTCATACCGTATATGAGAGGGACATTTATTGTTTCTCTCGTGTTGAGCGGTTTGGGATCCCCGGTGTCTTTAGTTTCCCGACTATTAGTTGGGATGAGTATAACGAGTTTGACTATATGTTATCAGTCAGTTCGCTTGGGTTGTTTTATTGGCGGCGAGTCGACTATGTATCATCTAAGTCTACACGCGGCCTTGTAGGGTACGTTTTATATTTGGCGGGATATTCTATTGGTAGTTGTATATCGGCTGGATTGACTATTTTTCTTGCGAAATGTTTAGTCATTTGCTACTGCTTTGAATTCCTATATATGTTTTTTGGATGTGCCTGTATGACGCCTCAAATTCTTTTAAACGTGATGTATCAAGCACTTATTAAGTTATCACCCATTAAGGCTCGGCCACCCATTTTTCAGGCTCGGCCCATGTGCTTTGATAGGAATCGTTTGGTGCGTATGTTCGGTAAAGATGATTTGTCTTGGATACCAGCTATTATTGACATAGAATCTACCTTTATGGTTTTAGGTGACGGTTACCAGCTAGATGCCGTTGCGTCGATAACTGACAAACCCATGCACTTTGGTCCATATTTTGGTTCTAGGACATCGGTTATAAATAAGTTGCATTTGGATATTTTCTGTGCTATACCATCCACTCCTGTTTATCAGGATGGTTGGTCTGATTATAAGGCCTACCTTACCGATTTGGTCGATATAGTCACGCTAGTTGTCTCGCTCATCTATTCACCACACAATGTTCATAGGTTGGTGTTGGCCACTCGTTTTGTTCAGACTAAGATAGAGCTAAGAGAATTAAGGCGTGGTCATTACTACTTTTTCCGCCCATCATCCCCCCCTTCTGGACATAAGTTAGAAGAGTTTTGCACTTACACTGTTGAGAGCCTGCTGTCGCTGGTGCCTAGTTTGCCAGACTTTAAGAATTTACAGGTCGTGTTTCAGGTTAATGACCCCATTACTCAACTTTCCTCTGTTTTAGGTCGGGTAGAAGCCACTGTTTCGAAGGGCGCTAGCTATAATGTGGTCAAAGCCATAGCCGGGGTCACCACCTTTGTGGCTTTTTGTTTTGGCACGCTTCCTATATCAGTTAATTCTTACAGAGAGATGTTGAATAAGCTCAATGCTCTCCAAGTCCCGTTGGCTGGAGAGATGATATCCGGCACCATCTATGTTCTGAGATGGATCATAGATACTGGGGCAGCTATTTACAATGGGACACTCTTCAACTTCTCTCCAGAGAGTGTCGATAAGTGGTTAGTGCAAGCTCGCGATATACTGAGTATTAAGAGCCTTGACTTCATGATGGCTTTACCCTCAACTGGTGCTCCCTTCACCATATACGAATATATGTCCGTTGTTGACAAGCTTCTCTTGGATGGTCGATCTTTTCCTAGCATACCAGATAAGCCGATGGCTGCTCAGGTGGCCGCCACTATAGCGTCTCTTGCGTAAGAAAGTGGATTTAGACGCTTTTAAAGCTGCAAATGATCTGCGTGTAGCGCCATTTGGTGTGCTTATATTTGGTGGGTCTTCTCAGATGAAAACTGCTTTCAATGAACAGGTTAAAGTTGTTTTGCAGAAGTCTCTCAATCTACCAACTGAGAGCGGGTACACCTACACTGTACCCCATACTAACAACTTCCTGGATGGTTTTAGGTCTAGTATGCATACCATAATATTAGATGACGCCGCCAGTGCTAAGCCGGGTGCTGGTGTGGTTGATAATACTATCCGTTTTATAATAAATATGATTAATAACGTCTCTTGGATGCCTGATCAACCTGTGGCTGAGGACAAAGGCAAGCACCCGTTCTTGGCGAAGTTGGTGATGGCCACCACCAACACCAAAGATTTAAATGCACACGCATACATGTCTAACCCCCAAGCAGCACAACGTAGGTTCCCGCTGGTTATCACTATTGAGGGTAAGCAGCAAGACTCTTTTGGCACGATAGTGCCAGATCAGCCTGATTCTTGTGGTTTTCACAATTGTTGGCGCATAAAGCTTGAACGGACCACTTTGGGCACATCGACAGACAATAAGCCAGTAGTGACATTTACGCCTATTGTCCTTTCCGATGGGTCAACTGAAACTACCGATTTTGGCATAGCTATGCAGGAAATTTTGAAAGAAAGTAAGGATCATTTTATAAGACAAAATGCGGTTCTAACTGATATTAAGCGTATTCGAGAGGCTACATATTGTGATGCCTGTCATATGCCTACATCCTTCTGTAAGGGCCAGTGTCCTAATATGATCGGAGCTGTCCCTATTTCAGGTAACCTGGTCAATCAGGCCTGGGTTGGTGTGCCTACTATGAGCACATCCCTGGTGTATTGCCTGTGGGTTTCAGTGGTCGCCATTTTAACTGGCATATGTTCTATCTTTCGTGCTGTGTATTTATTGATAACAGACATACGAGGATCCGTAAATCGGATTAATGGGGCATTGGATTGGTTAGGCCTGTATTTTACCTCTTTTGAAAGTTGGATAAGTATAGGAGCAGCTGGCACAATTTACAATTATGTTCTGGGGCCCTATAGGCAGTGGCAAATAGCTATAGCTAGATTGGTACCTCAGAAGAAAGCCATGATTGCAGTGACTATTATATTGGGAACTGTTATCACGTATTTGACAATAGTCCAGCCTATGTATGTGGCCATGTTGAATCCCCCTAAGATTCCAGTGGCCCCCACCATTCAGCCGGAACCTATAAAAGCCCCTGAAATCACACCTGTGGTATTACAAGCTTTAGAAGATTATGTTACACCGGGACCGGGTGGTTCTATACCCGGCTCCAACCCCTGGTTTGTTAACAGGAGAGTAGTTCCCCTGTCACCGCAATCCAAATCTGCTCGAGGAGAAGGTCAGCCTGGTATTATTGCTAGTATGGCTAAACATGTGGGAGGCATTAGTCTCACTTCCACTGTTAGATCATCTGCTCAGAATGTCACGTTCCTGGGTCACCCCTACCCGAATATGTGCTTGGTCAATACTCATTTTATACGGCCTTGGCTGGGTCTTCTACCAACCAGGTCTGGTTATCTAGCTAAAGATGTATCGGTGACTATAGATGCCATACCATATTCTTTTAAAGGAAGGCCCGATCAAGCCGCCCAGTCTGTTGTGACACAAAAGTTTGCTGGCGACCACTTACAGTATTGTATGCTCGATGGTTGTGATATTACTATATTATCCACACCCGTGACTAGGAATAAAGGGATGTTTATATATATGCTAGAATCTGCTTGTTGCATACCACCTTCCTCGGCTATAGTTTTTGGTGCTAAGGAGCCTGATTTAGAGATATGTGACGTGAAGAGTGGCCGTACTGACGAAGGCTTAGCCTGGGTTTATGGCTTTAATAAGGGCGCCACCAATTATGGTGATTGTGGTTGTCCTCTTATGGGTGTATATGATAAAGGTATAGCTTGCTTAGGAATACACTACGCCGCTAACCAAACTGACACAGGCGAGCTTATAGAGGGTCTTACTACACCGATAGATCAGGGGACTTTAGTGCGAGCTGTAGCGCATTGGCAGATCTCATCACCGTCTCTTGTGCTGCAATCGTTATGTTCTGACCCTGTCCACATAGGGTTTGGTTCTCCTGCTGATAAGGTCAACAGGCAGATAGCTTTGCGCCCTGCGACTAAACATTCTCCTCACCTCGAACAATATGGCGTTAAGCCAAAGAACTTTGAGTATCTTGGAGGATATGGGCCGTTGG